TTCGCCCATCGGTTCTTCCATGCCGTGAGAAATGTCCGTGGCAATTGGGCCAGCTTCCTCCTGCGCTTTCTCAATCGCATTATCTGCGGAGGCGATCTTTGCTTTAGCTAAATTCTTGAGCGCGTCGAGCCCCAGCATGTAATCCTGCTCATCGCAAAGCAGTTTATGGAAGTTGAATATCCATTCCGGCAGATTCAGCATCTCCATTGGCAGCATCGGCCTCACTGTTTTGTCGCTGACCTCGCCCTCGACACCGAGCCTTGCTCGCACTTCGTATGGGTCGAACTGTTCCATCGTTTTGCGGTTGATTCCGGCGTTTTTGTCGTACATCAGCGCAGGGTCAAGCCTTGCATCGCGGGTCTGATCCATACCGCGGAGCAAAGCCCTACGCGCATCACCAAGCGAAACAATGTCGCCGGCCAAAGAGTATCCAGGCTCCCACGGCCACTCGTCTGCCGAAAACCGCGCCAGAGGGTGCATACCGTGCCAGTCCCAGAATGGCCCGTCGTACAATGGCTCCTGCATACCAGACTGCGTGACAAGGATTCTCAGGTTGGGGTAGAGGAAGCAATCCTCTTCACTAGCCTTGCGCGTCTTGCGAATGCCGGGCTGCACAAACTCCGCTGTGGGCAATTCCTGCCGTAAATAGGGAACGATGTACGACTCAATCTTCCCCGGTTTTCCCATCGGAATAGGCTTCTTGGTGTCGTTCAGGCTCAGATCTCGAACTGTTGTGTAACGAATCTCATCCATCTATGCCGACCAGTTCCCGTTCTGAGGATCGCCCATTCCCGCCCTGAATTTCTCTGCGAGCGTGATACGGTCTTTGGCCGCGTTTCCACTATAACGGCGGCGGGCAACGGGACGGAGTTTCGATTGGAATTTGGGGAACTTGGCGTGGGCTTCGTATTCGGGCATGAACTTGATGCGGGTCCAAGCATAGGCGCCCTGCACTTTGTTGTCGTCAGGAATTTGGAACGGTAGAGCGTCATTACAGGAATAAACGTCAAAGTCGATACGCCGCGCGGACTTGGCCTGAAGCCTCATGTTTCGGTAGACGGGAGATATGAACGAAAACCCTCCAGCCACAAGCCACTGCGTCGCTTTCTTGAACGCTGTAGGGAATTTGCTCTCAAAGTAGACCGCCTTCCATACCTTGTTCAGCATGGTAAGAAAATCCTGATAGGCGGGATTGTCCGACACGTAAGCATCCACAGAACGAATATCCGAGATATTTGCAACCACTTCGCGCAGCGCCCGCTTTTCGCGGTTCATGTTGATATTCGACCGAGATTGGTTCAGCCTGTCCGACGCTTTGCCGGAAATCAGGTTGATGGCCGCGCCTATGTCCCGAGACGAGAGCAGGGATGAATTGAATTGTTCTCCGCTGGAAACAATATCATTGACCCAAGCCATCTTCTCTGAGCCTTTTGCGTCCCGCGCCGGCGGTTGCCAGTGCCGAGTGTCTTGATCGTCTATCATGCCGTAACCTCTGCCAGTTTACTAACTGGGTTCACTTCCTCATCGGATAAACCTCTACGCTTGCGAGCGTACTTCGCCATCCCGATTACTTCTTCCTGCCGTTCGATCACCAAACTCGCCCTGCTCAAATCAGGTTCGTCGGCCAGCATTTTGAAAAACAACTCATCTTTGCGCTCCAAATTCTGTAAAGTTCTGCGCGTCATCAACTCGTCTTCCTGAGAGATGCACCCAGAGGCCAGCCGCAGCCTGCAATTCGCCTTCAGTCGATCGCGGTAGGACTGTGACCGCATATGGTCCTCAACGCGCATCGACCGCATTTTCTTGTATTCCTGAGAAGCCATGCGGCGGGAGAATTGCTCTATATCGGCAACCGTTTTGCACTCGATCCGCCGCCAGCCGATAAAGGGCTTAATGCGGGTATCGGGAGCCAGCATCAACTCGCCGCTGGGATGCTGCCAGTAGACGACGCATTGGCTATCGCTTATCTGCCCTCTCATGCAAACCTTTCAAACCAATCCGCCGCGCCTGGGTTCGGTACGGTCTGGACCCACGGCGAGTAGTCCACTTCGTACCCGTCTTCTTCCCCTGCATTGTACTTCTTCTTTGACCGCTCGGCCATAAGGTCGTTGTCGTGAAATGTAAAATAAGCCATCGCCCCGGAAAATACGCGGTCATCGTGGCCGCCGGAGCGGTGATCCTGCCGCGTCTTTCCTGCCGACGTTGTCACCTGCTCCAATGCCTCAATCTCTTCAAGCGTGAAACGGGAATTGACCGTCAACCAACCATTCTCGACAGCATGTTTGTAGGTTCCTAAAAGCAAGGGCCGTGACCATTCGTTTGTCCACCATCCCTCCCTTGCGTGAGGACTCGGTTTGGGGCGGAGAGTCTTTTTGTCATACTCCCTGAAATGGTGATGGTTCCTGAAACCGTGAAGCTTGAGAGCATGGTAGCAGGAGTCTCCGTATTTCCTGCGTTGCTCAATCACGAACCGAGCGGTCTGCTCATCCTCGTAATACTGTGAATAGTAAGCCGCAATCGCCATCGCCCACGCATAAATTTCCACGTTGTCTATTGTGTCGGAAGCGAACTGCGCCACCTGAATATCGGGAACAGCATCGGCTCCATACTTATTCACGTCGATCACGTTTCTGTCGCCGCCCACGCCGGTCCCGGTATCGAGGCCGATGGAATATAGCGCCCCACGCTCAGGATGCTCCCATATCAGGAGTTTATTCTGAGGGTCGAAGGACGAGGACTCGTAATCCCCCATCAGGGGCATCAGCACCCATTCAAGACGAATATCGTGCGGGGTTTTCCACTCGATTGCGATTCGGGGCTTGTTGACGTCAATGACGCCTTCAATCGCCGGAGGGTCGTGTCTCTCCGCTATCCCTTCGCCAATCACGCCATAGATATCGACTATACGGTTTCGCTTCTCGCCCAACTCCTGTACAGCCTTCAAATCAAATACCGCGTCGTTCTCGCCAATAAGTGCGTCGAAGGCATCGCAGGGCATATGGCGCAGCCACGACTTCTCAATCCCGCGCTCCTTTGCGTCCTCAAAGTTGAACTCCCAAAACCATTGCTGATTGAATGGCATCTTCCAGTTTTTTCCCAAAACTCTAGTCAAAGCCGGGGTGCAATGGGCGTAGGCTTCACACTTGGAAATCGTCTCCAGGGTGCGGGAATTCGGCCGCCACGATTCAGGCATCGGGTACTGCTTGAGCCATTCGTCTGACGGATAGAGCTCGGGAGTCATAAACCACGGAACGAACAGCCGGTGAAGTCTCTTGGTTCCATACCATAGTTTCGCCCACCATGTAGCGTTACCGTTCCCCGTCGATTCGAGGATCATAAGAATCTCGGGTCCGGGGTGAACAGCCTTGAATAAGCCCTCCTCAATTTGTTCCAGCGGGTTTGTATAATCGCAGACTTCGCTTAAATGTATAGCGGTAGGCGTGGTTCCTTGCCCGATGCCGCCGCGGATTGAGCCCGACTGAATGACGATCTGGGAACCTACATGGGCAAATTCCAACAAGGCCGAACCGGAACGCTTATCTTTGGTTTGTTGCGGGGGGAGCCACCACGGAAGGTTTTCGAGCGCGGTGTACATCATGCCCATCATAACGTAGGTTTTCTGGTCATTTGCAGATCCGATGGTGCATTTCACACCCGGAACGAACAACGCCCGATGGGTCATAAGGGCTTCCACGAACGTCGAGAATCCTCCCTGCCGCGCTTTGAGTAGCATGATTTCTATGGAAAGACCTTTATCCTCCAACTCCTGAATCTCGTTGAATAGCACTCTCTGACCGCCGCGAAAGGCGAAGCGGAAGATGCGGTTGTTGGCGGAAATGTAGTGGTAGCGTGTCAGGTAGTACTCAAAGGAGATGGCGCACATCGCACGTTCATTCTGTATCCACCGCTCAAGGGGCTTGGTTAGCAGAGTATCGTCGAAAATCGTATCGCCCTTCGCGTTTTTGCGATAGAGCGTTTTCATATGCTCATTGACTCTATCTATTTCTTCGATGGAATGCTCGACGGGCATCCATGAATACTTGGCCCTGAACCGCGCCAGTTTTTCAAGAACAATGCGCGGCGAGTACACTAGACCTCCGTTTCCAAATACTCAATGTCGGGGACGTGGGCCAGTTGGGGAATAGCGGGAGACGGGGCGGGAAGTTGGGGCCGGATTACGTCCTGAATCTCCATCAAAAATTCATCCATGCTTTGCAACTCTGGTTCTTCGTCTCCGCTTTCCATGTTCGCGGTCTGGTTCAACTGATTGAGATTGATGGTAGTGTTCGAGCCTTTGGGGGTGGGCAGGAACCCGGTAGCCTTGTGGAATATCTCCATCGCCTTCGTATCGCCGTTAGTGTGGCCGACCACCTTCATCACCCCGATGGCGTTCATGGCGACGATGGGCACTTGGTCGGTAGCGGCCTTGATAGTGGATTGGATGACCTTTGGTTGGGCGACGGCTACCATCATCTTGGTCACGTCCTGGCACTGCTGCATCAGGGCGCCGGTGAGGACTTCAACGAAGCGTCGGGCAGAAATTCCTGCTGCGGTGAATACCTCTTCCAGCCGGAGTCTTTTTCGGTCTGAGGGGGAGAGGATGTCCCATTTAGCAATAAAGCTCTGCGCGTCTTCGCTATCGTCCGAACGGAGTGCTTCGACTGCGTGATATACACTCCCGCAGGCACGAACGATATTCCGGGTAACATCAGGCACCCCCGCCATCATCTCCGCCGTCACCCCGAGGCGCTTTCTCGCTTCGGCGGTTCGACGCTCGCGGTGTCCGTCCGACACCAGCCGCGGAGTCTTTGCCGGTAAGGAATTCGTGGAGTTCCCGCGCTCCTTCCGGCTCACGCTCGTAACTGGCCTTGTAGGACTCCGCTTCGGCGACTTTGACGATGACCGGCTCATGGGCATCATTGTACCTCTTGAATTGCTCTGCGAGGGCCAGAATCGCCTCAGGGAGCGTCAGTTCACTTGGCTTTGGCTTTGGCATTCTGAATCCTTACTCGACGCCTCTGGGGGCCTGTGGGGGTCTGCACCATGACCGGGAGAGGAAGGTCGTTATCTTCGCGGGTCTTGTTCGGCGATGGGTCCGACTCGTACTCGCCAGCCGCTGTCTCTGCCGTCGCCTGGCCATCCTGTTCACCTTGAGCGTCATTCGCCCAAACCAGAGTGCCCGGAACGGCGGAACGGATATATTCGATCTTCACATCGAACTTGACGCGGAATCCGGGGTAGGTTATGTCGTCAACGAGGGTCGCGTTCTTGTTCATCGCCGCTTCGATTTTCTGGAGGATGATCGCCTTGATCTCCTCGGCGGCTAAAGGGTCGTTCAGAACCATTTCTCTGGGCATACCGTGTTCTCTCCATCCAGACCTCAATCAAGGCCAGAATCCGTTTGCGCGGAACCCTGCCGCGCTCCATCCTACATACACTTTCCCGGCTCAGTCCGAGCAACCGTCCGAGGTCAGCCTGAGACACCGCCGCCGATTTGCGGAGACATCTCAAGTCTAAACGATGTTGATCTTTCCAGCCGGCCATTTCCATCTGATCGCCAATTCCGAAATGATAACCGTCTGCCGGATAAAATCGAACGCCTGCGCCTTCTCCTGTCCCTCAGGTAGAAGTTTGTTGATCGTCTCTGCCAAAGTTTTGCACTTGGCCAGAATCTCAACCACGGCGGCGTGTTGTCCGTTTTCGTAACGCGGTTCCGCAAACCATTCGTCAAGCTGATACTGGGGAGTCGCCATTATCCAATCCCCGCAGTCTCGCCGCCCTCCGGCAATGGCCCCGGAAACGGCAAGGGAACTTCGCCCTTCAACCGCTTCGATGGCCCGAGTTCGGGCTGTTGGCAGTTTAGATGCTCGCGGTGGCTCCAGGTCCAGAATAGGAAGCGATGGTTGACCTTTCTCCAGCGGTGCGACCGATAGAACGGCGACCCGCACTTTTTGCACTTCTCTCGTTTCACGATTTCCTCACTTTCAGCGTACCGATTTCATTCCTGAGCAACTTCACGGTCGATTCCCACGTAGACACATCATCCTGGGCCTGTTTCAGTTTCCGCTCGGCGTTGGCTAGGGAATCTTCCAGGTCCTTTGCTGTCCAGCCGTTCTCGGATTTAGGTTCCATCGTGGCTCCAGATTTAGTGCGATATTGCACGGATTACGATGTGCCCTTGATGGGCTGATAGCCGCCGGGAGAAGACGAGTGGCGTTCCCGTGATGCTTTCAATATTTCCCCCACTTCGGCATTTGAGATACGAATACCCCCATCCCGTAAGACAGCGCCAATTTCACAGATGTCATTTTCACTTACTTCCGGTTCCTGCGGCGCATCGTAGGCGTGGCGCATCCACTCGACCAGAGTAGCCCGCAGACTTTCATCGTCTCCCCACGTCGCTCCTATCGGCCTGCGCCGAATATCCCGCAACTGTTCCTCCGTCGGCAGCGGGGGATACTGGGACTGCCAGCGGAGAGCGGCTTCAACGATTTGGCGGGTGAAATACCCTTCGGGGTCAAAGACTGGATCTGGATAAGCACGACGAGCCATTTTCAGCATCCCATCCGGCACTACAATCTTCTTCTCAGCCATTACTTCCTCCTCTATCCAAGTGCAAAAGAACATCCCCCCACGCCCACAGAAGCCCTCCCACAACGCACAACGCAGCATCGCCCCAAACATGAGGGTTCTGCGCGTC